ATTATTAAGTTGAAATTTAAACCCAATAGGACTCAAAAAACTAGTATTGATTGGTTGATTTTGTAATGCAGACATAGATGGAACATCCTTTCTGTAATATTTAGTTAGGACAAAAAAAAAGGGTGACTACAATTAAGTAATCACCCTTCTCACGTTCTTTAGGAGTAATCCCCTAAAGACATAACTTACATCAAATTGTCAACTCTGACCAATCTGTAGTAGTAGTTACCATTGGCGTCAATTGTTCCGTCACCATCGCTGTGTCCAAATGGATTGGATACGATTCCGTAACGTGTTTTGAAACCAATTTTAGGTTGAAAGGAACTTTCACCAACCGCACGAACCATTTGTAGTGGAACGTAAGGACAGTAGAAGATACCTGCATCATAAGCAGATGAACCTTTGTAACCTACACAGAAGAAGTTAGTTGCTGACGCACTGAAATATGGATCAACATAAACTTTGTAACGGCCGTTAAGTGTTCCAACGAAAGTGTTACCTGTGTCATCAACACCAGCTCCGTCCATCATTCCGCCCATGGCTAGAGCAGAAGCAACGTCTGAAGATGTGATTATGATGTTACCTTTTCCGCGACGTGTTGACTTTGCAATTGCATTTGCATCACGTTCTACTTGGAACATCAGACCTTTGAATTTCTCAACAGACCAGCGTCCATTAGAGTCAACATCAAGGTCAAACACACCAGCTGTTGATGTATTGTGTTGTGCTCCGTGCTCTGCACCAAAATAAATGGTACGGATAACTTCGCGGTTAATCTCTGCCAAAATCTCTTGTGAGAGAATGTTAGCGAGTTCTGTTTCAGCATCCAAACCGTGAACGGCTTTAAGATCCTGTGCCAATTCCATCGAGTACTCACCCTTGAGTGCACGTGTCTTAGCTGTAACTGTTACACGGTCAATTGAGAATGACATTTGCTGGAAATCTTCAGCAGCTGTACCACTAGTTCCAGTAAGACCGAAAGTTTCAGCAGTTGCCGTTGAGTTACCTACACCTAATACTGCGGCGTATGTTCCACCCTGAGCTGCTGCTTGTGCACCTGCTCCGGAGCTGACCATATCATCTCCACCGTCGCCAGAATGTGTGGATTCTGGTTCTGCGTACATGGCTTCAGCACCACCTTGTGAATCGTAACGAGGACGCATTGCGAAAATAAGTCCTGTAGGCCCGGTCATTGGTTGAACACCACAAACATCATAAGCAACTAAATTAGGCATTGCGCGACGAATCATGGAAATTAAAACTGGGTCTTGATATTGTACTCCACCAGTACCACTTGCTGTTGGGGCGAGTGATGTTAGTGAGGTTGCTGCTTCCATCAAAGGCCCACGACCTTCTGCAGATGCCTGCTCAGCCATGGCTTTTTCTTGGTTTTCCAAAAGAACGGCGGTAACCGCTTTTCGGTATGGGTCTTTAATCTCTGGCATATCTGGATGGTTCAATACCGGCGCCCACTTTTGTTGTAGTCCTTCAGCTAGATACATTTTTTGTAATCTCCTAAAAATGTTATTTGTTTAAACGAGTTAATGCAGAAGCATATTTACTCATAATTGGATCAACCGATTCAGAAATATCTTGTTCTTTCTCAGTATTTTCCAATTCTTCTGTAATTACTTCCGACTGTTGCTTAGGAAAATAATTTTCCTTAATGACTTCAAGTTTCTCAGAATATTGAGACTTGTCTTCAAAATCTATACCATCAGCCAATTTACCTAGTTTTTCTTTTTCGGTATCGGCGAGGTCTTCTGAAACTTCTCTCAAAGTTTCAGCCTTTTTATATTCAGCAAGTTCTTTTTTGATGTCTACACTTGTGTTAATAGACTCATCAAGTTTTTGCTCTAGTTCTTCAACTTTCTCAAATAGATCGTCAACAAGGTCAACTTTCTCTTCTGGAATGTCAATGTAATGCTCTGTAAAGAGGTTTTTAAGTCCTGTCATAAAGTCTTCAACCAATTCTGATCGAATTCCTTTTTCAACAGCTAACTCATTCTCTTTCATCCACTCTTCAGTAACATAGTTGAGATATCCGTCAACTTTTTCGGTAACTGTGGACAAATGTTCTGTTTTTGCATCAGTAATTTCTTTCTTGTAACTTGTTTCTAATTCATCAATCCTTTGATTGACTTCAGAAAGTACTTTAGCTGAAACTGCTGCTTCAAATATTGTGGAAGCTTTAGTCTTAAACTCTTCAGAAAGGTCTTCACCATTTACAATGGCTTCAATGTCTTCTTTGACATCAATTTCAAGATCTTCTTTCTTGAGTTTTTTATTTTCCATTGGTGTTTCTTCTTCTTCATCCTCATCAGCTTCTTCCTCTTCTGCAAGAGTTGAACCCATGATTTTTGAGAAAGAATCGGAAAGGTCAGACTTCTTCATCGCATTAAGTTGATTATAAAGAGCCTTAATCATTCCTGCTTTTGTTTTAGGAACAGAAACAGCCTCTTCGACTTCTTCCTTTTCCTCAGCAACTTCTTCTTCGTCAACTTCTTCTTTTTCTACCTTAGCTTTTGCTTCATCTAAGATTTCTTCGCCCGAAGACTCCGCAACAGCTTGTTGCTCTTCTCCCAGTTCTTCAGCCGTTTGTTCCAAAATTTCTTCAGACATTGAAAATCTCCTATTTGTATCTGTTTGTGTTTTTACTAATATTATTTATAATAACTTATATTTACAACTTGACAATAAAATCTTTAAAAGCTTCAACAAGCACGTTTTCACGGTCTTTTCTCGAAGATTTTTCAATTTTATCTTTATATTTTTGGATCTGTGTCTCTTTAAGCAGACCATTATCCCAAATCCATTCTTTACCTTCCATAATACCATGAACAAATGCGTCTGGAGCGGAAGGGTCAGCAACTATATCGGCTGCTGTTGCAAGGTAGAAATCACCCTGTACTTCTGAAATACCATTTCCGGCTGGCTTTAAAGAACCCATACCTCTTGATGAAACTCCCAATTGAGCTCCTTCATCAATAAGGTTCTTTACAATCTTTCCGTATGGTGTATCTAAAATCTTAGCTCTTCCCATGAAATTTTGATCTACTTCTTCCAATTCTTCAATCATGTGGGAAACTCTTTCTAAATTGACTGTCGGCCCGTCTGGATGCCCCAATTCACCAAAAGCTCTTTTCTTCTTGATAAACTCTGTAGTATATCGTTTTGCTTCTTTTTGAAGAATTTCTGTTGGATATATTCTTCCATTTCGATTCTTCTTATTTGCTTGCATGAAGATACCTTCAATGAAGTAATTCTTACCACCATCCTTTTTGACTTCTGTAAGGAATTCTACATTTGTTGCTTCTTCGCTAATTAGTTTCATGGTTCTCTCCGTTTATTATTTTTCTTTTGCAGCTGCCTGACGCTGTTTAAAGGCATCTTTCATTTTCTTTTTAATTATGGGTTTTAATCTATTTTTCCATTTAGTACCCATTTTTTGTACTTTAAGATCGGCCTTCTTCTCTATAGCAGTTTTTATTCCAATTGAAGCTTCGGGGTCTTTATATTTTCCTGCCTTATCTACTAATGTAATTGCTTTCTGTCTTACTGCTTTATTTACTGCCTTATCAATTTTATCCTGAGAAGGTGGTTTTCTCATAGACCTTTTTCTTTTTATGGCAGAAATTTTTGCTTTCTTTTTAGCAACAATTGACCGTTTCCTTCTTTGTTGAAGGGTCAACGCTTCCATAAAATCTTTAAATGTTTTCATCTAGTATACATCCGAAAATCCATGTTGGTTAGGTGCATATCCTAATTGACCATTCTTAAAGAAATTTGGTAGTTCAAATCCTGACAATTTTCCTATCTCTATTCCTATCATATAAGTATCCTTGTTTGCAGCACCTACCGTTGTTACATTAACATCTCCAAGTACGTTACTAGAATTTCCAGCTGCTGCTCCCATACCTATTGCTCCGATATGGTTACCTCCACCTGCATAATTTATATAACCATTACCAGCTACCAAATATGCAATAGTTTGTTCTGTATCACTCCCATCAAAGTAAATTCTAGTATGGTCTAAACCAGATGCTAGATTCCACCAAAGTTTTCTAAGATTAATTTTTGGTGAAGCGATAGCTAATCTTGTACTAGCATGAGTGAGTGAAGAACAAAGTCCAGAAACACCCCCTGTCAATGTTTTTCCTGTTCCAACATCTGTTGCAGTTTCTGCAGTCCAAGCTTTAGGAGTTATATCAGAACCACTTGTAACCTTATAAGCCTTAAAAGTTGTTGCGCCAGGAGTGTAATCTGTAACTCTCAAATATATTACTGTAGAATCATTTGTAGTTAATACTTCTCCGATACACAAATTTGCAGTTGGTGCAGATGCCAAAGTTACAGTAGCTGAAGCATATTTTAACGCAGAAAGATTAGCGAAGATACTATCAGACAGGTCAGTTGCATCACCAGCAAGTCCTGTATGCTGTACCGAATACTTTGTGTTAGTATCTGTTATGGTGTTTACTAATTTAGTTATAGCCATTTGTTATCCTTTTAACATCAAACTTCATTCTAGCTTAATGTTTAAATGTTTTCATGTGCTTTTCCAAGAACCTTCATAAATGCACGTTCAGTTCTTTGGATTTGTTGAATAGTTCTATTTTTTTCTGAAGAGCTTAGCCCTTCTATATATTTAACCAAAATCTGCGATGTAAGCGGATCTATCGGTATATCTGCTCCATCATCTAGAGTAATTTCACTATCTTTCTTAGATTTACCCGCTTTGAGTAAATCATTCATTACACCTTCTGTGATGAACTCTCCGAAACTTAATACTTTACTTTTCGTTTCCAAAAGAGTTTG